TCATTTTACCCCAAGAAGTTGTGGCTTCTGCGATATATTGTTCAAATAATTTTACTTTTTTCATAGTGAATAAAAAGGTCCTTTGTTTATTTTTTTAAGATATGTCATTTCAGAGTCAGTCAATTTAGATGCAATTAACTTTTGCCATTGTCCTCTTTGTTTTGTACGAGGTAGTAATAAAAATTGTTTAATGTCCTCATCACTTTCTAGACGTGAAACAATTTTAGTAACGGCAGCATCCGATTTCCATTTTTTATATTGGTCTTTCCAAGACGTTGAGTTTTGAAAGTCTTGTCCTGCGTCAGTTCCTAACCACATTGCAAAAATCCATGGAGAAAACCATGTAAGTCCCCAAGCAACTGGTAAAAGAGTATCTATTAGATTAGCCTCGTTAACAAATTCTTCGTATAGTTTTACATGTTTCATTTCCATTTTAAGTTTAATTCGTCAGTCATCGCATCCATTAAATCATTAAATTTAGACGGATCTTTCATTACTGCTTTTATCTTAGTTTTTATCTCATCATCAGATAGTTTCAAATTTCTTACCCAACCTTTAGCATCTGCTAGATTCATCGGGTCTTTAAAGAAATCTTTTATATTGGTAGATTCGTTAACTGTAGATTCATGAACACCTGGTCCATTTTCTATTTTCTCTAATGAAACCCAATATACTTTATCATTTCCGTAATTGTCTACAAAACTGGATTCTACGCCTGTCCATCTTTTAATAAATTTACCTAAACCTGATTGAGGTCCTCCGTATTTATCGTCTTTTACTTTAACCATTAAATATTCCTCATTACTTGAGGGTCTCTTTGATGGGGCCTTAAACTCTACAACATTGAATTGTTTTCTGATTAAAGTTTCCAGTTTTTTAATATCGCTATCAATTGCATTATTGGACTCCTTAATTGGAATTTCCGGCATGTTTTTATACTTACTGTATTGGTTGTTTGAAAGCTCTGTAGCCTTAATGTACTTTTCTAACTGGTCAACACTGTTAAATATACGTCCACCTGCATCAATATCATAACCTTTGTAGTATTGGTTATATTTGGCAGCAAGTTTTCCACCATTCATTTTCTCCCATTCTTTCTTAAAAAGAATTTGGTCGTTTCCAACAATTTCATTTGGAAATACATCCTTACCTTCAGTAATGTACTGCTCGAATAATTTTACTTTTTTCATACTAATGAATTATACTCGAGAAACCCAAGTATATATGTTTTTGTTAGGAACTCCTAATAGAGTATCTCGAAGTTCCATTCTAATTAAATAATCTTTATCAGTTTTACCATCAATAAACTTACAAGTAATTACATCACCAGTTTTGGCTTTTGATAGGTCCAAAGAAGCCATATCTCTAACACTGAATCCTGCTGATTCAGGTGATTTACCTTTCTCCCAGAAACTAACTAATGCCTGTGCTGCTTTAGTTGAATCATTATTTGCTTTTACCGTATTGTTTGAACCAACGTTTGGTATGGTAACTTCTTCCCAGTAGGTTGCACCACTCATTTTCTCTTTTTTTGATTCAGTTACAAATCCTTCGAATGTAGTTGCGTATTTCATGTTATTCTCATTAGTTTGATTTTCGTTCCAAATAGTTTGTAACCAAGCCTCAAGTTGTTTAAGTTCTTTAACAGATTTTGGTTTACCATATTCATCCATAAATTCCTTTCTGAATGCTGTAAAAGAATCTGCCTCTCCTGCCATAATGTGAATGTCTCCAATCTTAGATTCATCAATAAACTCTTGAGATTCATTTAATGATTTTACATCGTTTTCTAAGTTTTCAATTGAAAACTCGATAGGTAATGAAACGTAACTCTTTTTAGTATCGCCATAAGGGGCTGCAAAAATCTTTCCGGAAGAGATTCCAGAAGTTTTAGTAACTTTCCATGTTTCACCATCTTTAAAGTTTAGAATAGTACCAACTTTAATGTCTTTAACATTGATTCCTTCGCTAACTTCTGATTCATTAACTTCAAATCCATCTGATTGGATTGCTTTCTTAGCCTTACGCAATTCAACTGCATTTTTGGCTTTAACAACCATCTCTTCAGAATCTATTCCAGGCTCTGCAATTGCATCAACTCCAGCGTTCATTAAAATATTTTGAATGTATTCTACATCATCCTCATCAGTATTGTAATTAAAAGAGAATTGGAATGATTTTCCTTCATTTAAAAAGTCTTCGAATAATTGAGTATGTTTCATATTATTAATATATTATATTTGTTTTATATATCAAGATTTTCAAGATAGTTTATAATCTCGGTCCAATCCTCAAATCCTGGTTGTCCGAATTGAATCCATTCTCCACGGAATTCGGCAGCTCCATTATTTGGACGGTCATCGATTAAAAAGTCTCCAATACAAAGGTCTTTACGATGTGAGATAATTAATCTCTTATGGGCATATTTGCCAAGGTTCTTTTGTACCCATCTTCTTTTAGATGAGAAACTTGTTGGATTGCTCCAAGGTGCAGTTGTTAAGAAGTAGATGTCAAATTTATCCCATAGGTATTTGACTGCTTCAATAGCGCCTGGAATAGGTTCAGGTTCTTCAAAAAGTTCTTTGTCAATTGAAGTTAATCGCCCAAGTTTTTCAACTGCATTGGGTCCATGTCTCTTGATTGCATGACTCTCTAAGTCTACCATTACTCCATCAAGGTCAATATAAAGTATTTTTTTCATAGTGTTTTAATTATAATGTAAATATAAACAAAAAACCTGACACGGTAAAATGTCAGGTTGATTATTTTTGTTAAAGTTTTAATATTTATCGTTACGTCTTCTTTCGTCTCTTTTATACAATCTTCGAAAAACCATAGAGAGCCCAAAGAATGATCCCGCAATACAATACAAAGCGAAATTCGCCCATAGCAAACTTCCAGTCATCCCTATCAGCCAATATTGGACGGCGTCGAACCCCAAAGGGTTGAAAAACAGGGCTAACATCATGCACCATGTCGCCAAGTTTGATTTGGTTATTTTTATTTTTTGTATAAGTTTCACTATCGGGGTCCATAATTATTAATTTAGTTAAAATACTGAATATTAAACGAAATATATTTCTTCAAAGTGAAGAACATCAAGTTTATTATTAACATTAATTAATTCTAATGCATTAATTAAGTCAGAATATTCAATAACAGAATCTGTTTGAATTTGTCTAAACCCTTGTAAGAAATCAAAGGTTGCTAAGTCAATTGCAAAAATTGATTGAGAATCTTTCATATATTTATTAAAAAGATCCAGTTCTAATTGGTATGCTTTTTCAACAATATCAACTAGACTTGTAAATTTAAAATTAGGTTCAACCTTTGGTAAGGCAGGAACACAATTCCAATCTACTAAATACTTTTGTAATTTTTGAGCATGTTCTAATTCTGATGCAGTTTCACCAGCAAAGAAAGCTGTTGCATTTTTGTAGTTTTTATCAGCACACCAGTTGTGAGCAGCGTTGTAAAAATAATGTGCAGTGTACTCATCACCAATTCGGGCATTAAGAGTATTTACTACCACGTCACTAAGAGTCATTGGATTTACCATAAAATTTATTATATTTTTTATAGGTTATATATCCATTAATTAAAAAGTTTCTTTAGGCTACGACTTTCTACAATTTGTTTAACTTTATTAACATACCCAGGGTCTTCTGCATAACTTGCATCCAAATATTGATAGTACTCCGATTCACTTTTAATATTTCCTAAGTACCTACTCTGATAGAATGCATAATCATAGACACTTTCTCTCCACGAATTATATTCAGCATGGTTAAGATTGGTCCCAATTGATGTGGTTATCCTGGATTTGGCCTCTCGCATACCAAAGAGATTATTGTTCTCAAGGAAAACTTCGCTCTTCCATTGGCCAGTTTCTATCATCGATTGTGCCATAGGAATCCATGGATATCTTACGTTTAAGTCAGCAAGCATGGTAGCCATCTTCTCTTTACTAAATGCATCCTTTTCATTAATGAGGGTGATTCTCTCCTCTGATGTTAAATTTTGAATAGAATTACTGAGTCCAATCTGGTACGCAATAAAACTCGCGCTAATAAACATAATTAAAAAGATGGTTCCAATCTTAAAATAAATAGATGTTCTAATCCTTTTAAATGCTAAAGAATCTTTGCAATAAGTGTAAATCATAATTTAGTGTTTAATATTAATATGTAAATATAAACAAAAAACCTGACACGGTAAAACTTTTATTGAATTATTTTTAATAAAAAAAGCGTACCATAAGATACGCTTTAATTCTTTTAACCCGGACCGCCAACTCCAAACATTACCAAGTCTTCCGATTCATAGTAATCTAAATCAAAATAATCGCAGTCAAAACGGACTACTTCATTAATTTGATCCTCGTTAATCTTTTCTTTAACCCTTGGAATGTCTATCAAAGTGGCTTCTGCTTCGATAAACTCCATTGTATTAAGATATTTTAGGTTTTAGTACCAGTTTATATATCGCCTTTAATTCGGTCTTCCCAGTAACTTGCATAATCTGCAACAGTTCCTTTGAATTGTCTAATTTTTACCAGTCTTGGGTCTTCGCCATCTCCTGGTTCGACTGGATTAATTTCATTATTAGGTTGAATATCCTCTAAGCCGATTGTTTTGGCTTCATCAATCATAAATTCTTTAAATGTCTTCATTAACTATATATCATTGTCTAGTTTTGTTCTAATACAAGATTTGGAAAATACCTAACAAATATATCGTTTTTGTTTTTTCTACGTAAAGTTATTCGTGATTTAATTTCAGAATAAAAATTCCAAGCTAGTGGAACAAAAACAATTTTAGCATCTTCCGGAATTTCAGTAATTTTTTCCGGTCCAAATATTGATATATTCATTCCTGGAGTCATAAGATTTTGTTTTAAAGGATTATCATCTATAATAAAATCTAATTCTATTTTTCCAAAATTTAAAAAAGTATTTCCTTTAGCGGCAGCGCCATAGCCAACTAAGATATACCCATCTTTTTTAAATTCAATTAATTTATTTTTTAATTCAAATGTTGTTTTATAACATTTTAACGCATATTCAGGATATGTTAAAATTTCAGTCAATCCAATAGTTTTCTCTATTAATAGATTTTCACTAACACCCTTCTTAGGTTCAATATTACTTTTAGATATTACAAAAACATAGCTAGTGCCATGGATATCAGTTTTAAATACATCATATAATGTTAGACCGCATCTTTCAACAAGAGCCTTCATAGAATTACTATTGAAAAATGATAAATGCTCATGATAAATTGTATCGAATTCATTATTCTGTATCATGTTTGATTGTGAAGTCTGAATAAATAAAAGTGAATTGTCATTCATTACTTTTTTACATGTATTTAAAAAGTCTACTGTATAGCTTGTATGTGCAAATACATTCTGTGCAGTTATAATATCGAAAGTTTTGCCTTCAAATTTATGAACTGATGTTGAGTTAAAATAGTCACATATTATTTTATGTTCTTTTATTTTAGAATCAGCATATAAGTTTTCAGCCGGATCTATTCCATACGTTGCTAATCCTAGCCTGCTATATGAATCTAATTGCGTGCCATCATTACATGCAATGTCTAAAATAGAAGTTGCAATTGGCAAATATTCGATAGTCTTAGCTGCAAAATAATCAAAGTATTCTTTAAGAGTTTTAGTGGTTCCACTAACATATAAATAATTCTTAAACATCAAATCGGGATTAACAATATGACTAAGTTGCAAATGAAAACATGATTGGCACAACATTAAATTAAGTGGGTATTCTTCTTGCACTTCACCGCTATGATAATTATTTGCTAATGGCTGACTACCTAGATCTAATACAGATCTAATATTGGAATTTCCGCATGCAAGGCATTCCGTATTTTGAACACAAGGTATTGTAAATTTATTTTTCATATTCTATTATATTTGATCTGTCTGTAAATGTTATATTATTAAAGTTAATAAAAATGCTATTTGTAATTGTTTCAATAGTATCTTTGAACTTAAAATTAAATGCTTCACAAAATTTAGAACTATCTATTGAAAAATTATATGTTTTTGGTTGTTCTGCTTTTGCTATTAAAGAGAAAGGATCGGAATCATATTCTTTAACAGGTATATTTATAATAGAACTTACGCCATACGCTATTTCTCCGGAAGTTTTATTAAATGATGCTAAATTATAAATACCTCGTTTATCTTCACTGCAATCAATAATTATTTTAATGGCTCTAGTTAAATCATTTAATCCTAGTATAGGTCTTCTAATATCTTTACCAAATAATTTTATTTCATTATTATTTAAAGCGCTATACACCATAGAATTTATCATAACATCCTTTCTTGTGTGCGGTGAATACCCATTAACTGTACCAAATCTTAAGCCATAATATTGAACATTAAATTTTGGTGCATATAAATCAATAATATGTTTAGATATATCATATTGATTATGTGGCATAAAACTATGAAAATTTTCATTAACCTCTGTTTCAATAGCTGTGCCATATACACTTGAACTACTAGCATATATTAATTTTTGACTAGGTAAAAGATTAGATAATAAATTAACGAAATTTCTAACATTATTATTATATGCATATTTAATATCCCCTTCACACATCTTAACACTAGAATGCCCTGCAAGAAGAATAACAACGTCATGCTTTTGAATGTCTGATTGTGATAATAAATTAAAGTCAGTTACGATAGTTTCTTTAGATGTAGCGTTATACCAGCATAAATCAACTGACGTAATATCATACTGTGAGTTATAGATATTTTTTAATTGACTTCCAATGTATCCTTCACCACCAAGAATAAGTATTTTTTTCATGAAAAATTTAATGATTTGTTTGTAAATTAACTAATCGTGAGATTTGAAGGGTTAAATCTTCGCATTTTGGGTATTGATGTTTTAAAATTTTAAATATAAAATCTTCGTAATTTGTTATATTTGGGTGTGAAACTTCTTTAAACAAATTAATTTCATATTCAGATATTTTATTTTGAATTTGTAATTTACGTTTAATTATTTGTTCATTTTTTAACAAATAAGCATAATAAAAAATAGCCAAATCTTCGGTTGAGACTTTTCCATCATAATGTCTACCGCCTGAGATAGGATATTTTAAATTTCCAGTGTGTAGCAATCTATTTGGTCTATTACCTAAATTAATAGTTTGACAAGCGTGTGTAGCGTCATGTTCAATATAACCAAAACTTATTTGATTGTAAATTGGTTTATTTTTATCTAAATTTTCAGTTTTATCGTCAACAAAAACATAATTACCAATTAATATCGTATTATTATCATGATTATCAATGTAAGAATAATCACCCACTAAAAATTCAGTAGTATTTAAAACTATTCTCCATCCATTAATTCTCTTCTCTATTTCTTCAATTTCCCTATCAATATCTGAACTATCAAAAAAAAGATTTTTACTTTCAACTATCTCCCAAGTCGGACAAATTTCTTTAATTATATTAACTGAATTATCCGTAGAATGGTAATCAATCATAATTCCGTGGTCAAAAAATTGTTTGTGATGTTTAAGCCACCAAGGGAGAAGATATTCTTCATTGTAAAAATGTGATATGATTGTTTTCATGCAATTAATTTATTGTAAATGATTTTTCTAAAAATTTTTGTTTTACATGAAGCATGTCCTTATATGTCCAAAAATGTTGAGAACCATAGCCGGCTTCTTTGTCTGAATCTGGAATATTGTTTTTAATCTGTAGCTTTCTTGCTATAAGTTCAGGTGTCCATGGAGAAAATTGATAGAAATATATCAATGAATCTATGTTTTTAATATTTGGCAAATAAGAATGATGTCTTCCTAAAGTATACTCACCTGTTGTATTATTATGAGAATATCTATAGACATACCATTCGTCTTCTATTAATCCAAAGTTCTTTTTTTCTACTAAACTTTCTTCTGGTAAAACTATATTGGTTTCATCATTATCTACCATAGTTGCTTTTGTTATTCTATAGACAGTATCTGGTAATTGATCGTCAAATAATATATTTAAGTCTTCTTTAGGTACAAAGAACTCTGTAGTATTAAGACATAATTTAAACCCATCAATTGTACTTTCAATATCCATAACTTCAGCATCGACAAGATCTGCCTGAAATTTTTCATTTCTTGATGTAATAATTGTCCAATCTGGGCAAATTTCTTTAACTATTTCTAGCGATCTATCTGTCGAATGATAGTCAATAATTATACCATGATCGGCGATATCTTTATGGTGTTTTAACCACCAAGGTAATAAATATTCCTCGTTGTATATGTGGCTTATTATAGTAAGTTTCTTCATACTAATTATACTTAAGTTAATTTAAAAGTTTCAATTTTACAGGTGATTTAATATGAAATAACTTAATTTGTAACCTATGTAGGCTCCAATTGCAGATGGTATTGGAAACACTATTAGTTTTCCAAAATCTGTAACATATTTAGGTCTATTTAAAATCTTACCCATAAAAGAATAATATGTCAAATAACCTAGTAGAACTGCAATGTCGGTTTTGGTTGCTATAAATACTACTAAGGTGGCTCCGATAAAAGCAAATATAAAGTTATCTCGAACGCCTTCCCAAATTTCTGTATTGGTGGCTTCTTTCCACTCCTTAACTATTTTACGGACTTTTGCTTTATGCTGTTTCATACTAGTTACTTAGTGGTGCTTTAATTTCTGCGTGTGATTGATAGTTCTCAACAGTAAAATCACCTCTATCATATGTAAATATTCCGCCACCTATTCTCATTTTATTGTTTGGGTTTATTTTTAACGTCGGTAATGGAAAAGGTTCACTAGTACTGTATGGAATGTTATAAGTTTCAAAATACTCACTCATACCCCCACCAAATGGCATTAATTCATCAACTGCTTTATTGTATTGTTCCTCACCCATTTTGTCTTTTAGCATTTCTGCCCTTTCTGGGAATTTTAATTCTCTTCCTATTTGTTTCTTTGCTTGTTCAATATGATTTGAATAAAGGTGAACATCGCCAAGATTTCCAATTAACTGATCAGGAACCATATTGACCTCTTTTGCCAAGATTTCTAATAGGAGTCCATAACTTGTAATGTTGAATGGTAAACCTAAGAACGTATCTACTGAACGTTGATTCCACATTAGGGAGATTGCTCTGGTTGGGATTCCAGTTAAATCATTACCTTCCATATTTACTGAATCATAACCATATCTTTTCCAATATAAATCTTCTCTTTCACCTTCACTCAACTCTCTTGTATAAACTTGAATTCCATAATGACAAGGTGGAAGAACCATTTGGTCTAATTCTCCAACATTCCAAGCATTGACCATTAATCGTCTTGAGTCTGGATTTGTTTTAAGATCGTTGATTAGATTTTGGATTTGGTCTACCCATACGTTCCCAATAAAGATTTCACCTGTTTCTGAGTTCATGGTAGGTTTTACATCCCATTTTCTCCATTGCTTACCATAAATAGGCCCCAACTCACCCCACATCTTTCCAAACTCATTATCTGTTTTAATTTTGTTGATGAACTCTTCTTGCGTTAATGATTCTACCTGACCAGTCATTCCCATTGTAATTGAATATCTCTTATAACAGTCTCCATCCCAAATATGGCAATTATTATCAACCAAATACTTAATATTTGTATCACCTCGTAAGAACCAAAGAAGTTCTGTTACGATTGTTTTGAATGGCATCTTTTTAGTTGTAAGTAGTGGAAACCCTTCGGACATTTTGTGTCTTATTTGGCGTCCAAAAACTGAGACCGTTCCTGTACCTGTCCTGTCACCTTTAACTACTCCATTGTCTAATATGTCTTGGAGCAGGTTGGTGTATTGCTTGTCTAAAGTATTATTTTTTATCGCATTTATTTTTTCCATGGTCTCTACTAATAACGGTTTTTGTTGTAAATTTTCCACATATACTACATGTAGCACAGTTTTTTTCTTTATTTTTTGGTTTTTTTAGTGACTCTATATGTGTATTACTTAAAGGTTTTCCTTTTTTAGTTTTTGAAGTTGATTCACTTCTTTTTTTAATTCTTTCAGGTGAATCTTTTTGTTTACTTCTAGCAATACTTAATTTTTTTCTGTGCTCGTCTGTAAATATAACACCTTTTTTAAAACCTCCAGTATTACCTCCATCTCCTTGCTCAGGTATTAAATTTGCAAATTCTTTACTATTAACAACATCCCATAATTTTGAATAATACAAACCCATTTGTATTAATTTTTCTTTATCTTCAGTTTCAAATAAAATTGTTGTTTTTATATCATTAGATGATATGTTATGTGTTTTTAAATGTCTTTTCCATACGGTGCCACTTCCCTTATATTTATAAGGATCGGTATTTACACATTTTCCTAGATATTTTAAACCTAATGGTGATTCTTTTAAATATAATATTATCATGATAAATTGTTTTATTTATATATCACGATAATATTATCTAAATTGTTCATTACAATATGTCTTTATATGAATCTGTTTCTTTTAATATTGCGTCAAATGAGATTAAATTATCAACCCTAACTGTATTATCTTCAAGGACATGTCCTATCATCCTAGGTCTAAATACAATATCATCTAATAGAGTTTTTAACTCCTTTCCCCTGGGCGTATCGAGGACTTTGATTTCTGCAAAAAGAGTATCTCCTTCCACTTGAAGGTTTTCGACTTGATGCGAAACTCTTTCTAAAGAGGTAAAAGAAGTACTTTCAGGATAACCAAGTTCTCCAAACATTTGAACTCCATTCGAAACTTTCTGTTTAAATTGAGCAACCATTTGTTCTAAACATTCATCAGTGTACATTCTACCATTAAGATTAACCGTGTTGGATTTTAATACTGATGTTTTCATTCATTTAACTATTTGAGTTGGAAGTTCTAATTTAAGAAATTTGTAAAGTGCCTCTTGAGATGGTCTGGCATTCTCATGTTGGTGTGGTATAATCCAAGCCTTTCCGTCATAATTAACAATAGGCTTTGGCGTAATCATATACTCTAAAATTCCAACAGCATTTGTAGTAACTACGTCTTGATGCTTTTCATTAACAATTGTAAATCTACCATCCAGTAAATCATACACTCTGAAAAGGTCACCTTCAAAGTTTAAGAGACTTAAACGAGGACAGTGCGTCGTATGCACATAATTGGCCTTTGATTTATCAAGTTCTTTGATTTTAGTTGCAACTTTTAATATTGCTGAATTGATATGCTTTTGCTTTTCTTCATACATTTTTACAATATCTTCACGTCTTCCATCATCAAGAAGGGTTTTAAAAACTAATTTTTCAATCTTGCTAATTAACTTTGATTTGATGCTCATTGGAGCCGATTCTACTGGAAGGAATATCAATTCCTCAATTTCGTATTTGTCAAATTTAAGTTTGAATTTAACCGAACGTGAGTATTTTTCAATAACTTCTAAATCAACGTTCATATAAACTACAGGGCCAAGTTTAACCCACAACACCCTTCCACCTTCTTGGGGTTTTGGCAATTGAACCTTTACACTAGAACCAATAACATTGTCTAGCATAAATTCAATATATTTCTTATTTAGTTCCATCTAGCTATTGATTTGCTCGTTGTCAGTCCCTTTGTCAAATCTTCCTAAGAAGTACTTATATGCTTTGTACCCGCAATACGCAAACCATGAAACAATAAAGAATTCTATTGCAGGACCTGGGTAATTTGTAAATACCCATAGAAAGGCACTAACTATGAACATTAAGACTCCAATAGAGCCAATTGCGGCAAAGATTGCCTTGATTTTGTTAATCATTATATAAAGTTTTAAAATTAAACACTCTCGTTATCGGTAAAATCTTTTAGGTCTTTGATTTCTTGTTGCAATTCAGTTACTCTCCATTCATAATCAAAAAGTTCATCTGTAGTAATCTTGCCATGTTTGCATAATTTTCTTGCAGCAGCAAGTTCCTTTTTTGCAGATTGTAGCATTTTATATAGATGAGAATCTGATTGCTTGTAAGATTCAGTGTCCTTATTAACTTTAATAATTTCAGGAGTCTTTTCTTTATTAATTACATTAAATGAAAATTGTTTGAAGCAACTTAAGAATTCTTTGACGGTAGTTTTAATGCTGTCCATTCGTTAGATTTATAATTTATATAGGTTTGGTCCTATTTGTTTCATTATATTTATTAACGATTTAAAAACAAAAAAGACCTTAATTACTTAAGGTCTCCTAAAAATCTAATCCGGTCTGATTCTTATATAGAACCAGGCTGTAGTACTGAAATTGCTTTAGCAATCATAACTGAATCTCTTACAGTAAGAGCTCCAGAAGATTGTGCCATTTGAGCAGCTTGGATTAATACATTTACTGCACCATTTTGGTCCATACCTTCAATTTGATCGAAGATTGGGATGATTTCTTCAACACCAAGTCCATTTGTTGGGTTCTCAGCTTGAGGTCCTTCATTTACTAGAGCTGAATCTGGTCCAAATACTCTTTCAGATTCTGGATTTTGGTCTAATACACTTTGTTTTTCCATTTTGATTTGTTTTGATTTAAAATTATTATATAATATTTTTTAGGTTTGTTTCACCCTATAGTGATTTTAACATTTTAATTAATTCCGGCTGCGGTGACATGTCAGTCTTGTCGCGTCTTGTGTTTGTATGAGTCAACATCCCTTTCACCTTTCCGGCCCATGCATCTTTATTAAATTCAAATGCTTCATTTGGTGTTTTAGTGGTTAACCATTCAACAAGTCCTTTTTTGATATTAATACCATTACGGTCTTTAATGAATAGTATAAGTTCTCTAAGTGCCTCGATTTGAGCCTCTGAATATTTATGGTGATATTGTGAACCTCTGAATTTGAATCCTAAGTCACAAACCTGGTCTGGATGTACAATTGTTCCAACATAAGTTTTAAATACATTTCCAACCTTTGTTAAAGGTCCAAAGTTACATACTTCAATCCCAACTGAATTATTATGCATACTTTGAGAACCATTATCTCCTAAGTGGGCTGCAAATCCTCCATCTGGCATGCATTTTACAATAACACCATCGTATTTTGTACTTTTACCATTAACTGAAGGTCCTCCAATTAAAAACTCTGTTGCAATTTTACCTCGAGTATCATCATTCCATTGGTCTACTACGGCAATTGGATTTTCTCCTCCGGCAGTATGATGCAGGAATAAGTACTCAGGTTTATTAGGACCTGCATGGTACTCATCTTTGTCAAGATAATAAATATCGAAGGCATTTAATGTAATTTCACTGTCCAAATGTTTTTCAAGTTCAGCACCAAAAATTAATTTCTGCGTGGTTGGACCAACGAGTCCATCAATTGCCAATCCATGGCTCCCTTGAAAGTTCTTAACTGCTAAATCTGTTCCAGGTCCAAAGGTTCCATCAACTTTAACACCTAAGGCTTTTTGTAGCAACTTAACGTCTTCGCCACTATCTCCTCTTTTTAATAAATTTCTCATTCTAATATGTTTTTTAAATTATCTATACATTCTTGTACTTGGTTATAAATTGCATCAGGATTCTTATGTTCAAAAATACATCTATAAACTGTTTTATTAGACATAAGATGAACTAATTCACATCTCACAATAAACTTTGGTTTTTTAAGTAGAAGTGGCTGTAAGTGAATTACATTCCAAATTTGACTTTTAGCCTCTCCAATAAATCCACATTCAATTACAACATTTGCAGTTAGTAAATACTCGTCACTTGATATTGAAGCAAATTTCTGAAGTTCTTTAATACCATTTGCAATTAAATAAAGCCTATATGCAGTTTGATAGGTTGAATCAAGAACTGCACGTAATGTTGTTGCATCTATTTTCTTACTAATGTATGGTTTTGGTAGTTTTACTTTTTCAAATAGGACTTCAATTAGCATACATTTTTTTCTTTAATAGATACAAAGTTTCTATGCGCGTTGTCATACACTTGCATAACATCAGGTGCGGTTACTGCTCGGGTTTCTCCAGTTCTAGCTATTAATCCGGATTCATCATTAACAATTATACGATCGATTTCGATAGGAGCACCTACTATTCCGTCGTACACATCTTCAATTAAATCCTCTTCATCAATAAAATCTTCAAGAGAAGCCCTTTCCCATTCATCCATCTCTTCTTGTAAGTCATCATAAGATTCTACAACCTTTCTCATTGAATCAACTTGATCTTCTACACCAACTGTTTCACCTACTACATCATCCTCTGGTTTAATATAATCTACCAATGATTTTATAAACCCAAGTGCTACAAGCGGTAAGATTGCTCCAGAAACACCTGCAAGTAATCTTTTTTGTGCTATAGGTTCCCATTCTACAAGGTTAAATAATTCTACCCATCCCTGATAATCTTTAATATTTGTATATGCGTAGTACATATTTCCTTGCATTTGCATTCCAGTGATTAAAATAAATAAGGACCATACTATGGTTTTATTCATTTTATCTAAGGTAATTAATGCAGCTAGAGATGCAGCAGCTCCTAATTCAAATCCAACTGCTAATGATATTGCTAACCATTCTGGATTTGATAGCCTAAAAAAGTCAACTACGTGGATTGTTGATATAATACTCACCAATAAATAAAGGGAAACAAATGTTCCAATTATAAATGTGTTAACTGTCTTGCTCTTTGTTGATTTCATCGTTATCTTTGTTTTTATAAAAAATCTTATTAACTAATAGATCCGGATTATCTAGGGCCTCAGCTCGACCAGCACATCCACAATCTTCATAACCCAGGGCCTTTGCAATCCTGTCGGCTGCAATGTCGGCTCTAACAAACCTGGCAGCTTTTGACAGGTCAGTTCCGAATCCGTGGGTTTTTTTCTCGATAGCCATTACTTAGATTTCTGCAATACTTCTATTTCTGCTTCGATTTGATTTTGTCTTTGAACATCCAGAATTTTTCTATCCGTTGCTTGTATCATTCGCTTCTCAGCGTTTAATCCTTCAATTTTAACATCTTTTGATGTTGGAAGTTGATTGATAATTTCAGTGTTTGCCTTATTAACTTTCTTTAAGGTTGTTACCTCAGAGTCAATACTACATGATTTAAAATATACAAGTACTAGTAGCACTGCAATAACTTTAAGACCATGTGTTGCAAAAAATTGATTAATTTTGTTCATAATTGTTAATTTTGTTATTTATTATTTATCTCTTTTATTTTTGCAGGAGTTAGGGATTATATTAAGAATCGGTCTATTGTTTCTTTTTACAATTGTCAAAATGCCATCTAACCATTGCTGCTTTATTGCCAATTCTATTACAATGTATGCATTTTGCAGTTTTCACAATTGATTGACCTTTAATCCAACCTTTAGGTACTTCATCAATATTTTTGAATCTCCTATTCTCTTTGGTATTTGGGTCATGATAAACATTTACTCCTGTATTTAATTCTCTTAAATATTCTTTAAACTCTTCAGAGGGTTTATAATCAAACTCTAATTGTTTTTTCTTGATTTTAGCTTTGGTTTCTTCAGACATTTTATTTCCCTTACAATAAGTATTTCCAAGATGTGCTTGCCTTAACTTTTCTCTAGTTTCTAATGAATATGGGCCATTCCAATCAAATCCGGAGCTTGTTTGCTTTGATTTATTGTAAAAAGATTCATTTATTCCTACATTAAATTTAGTATGTAGTTTAATCTCAAGTTGCATTGCTTCTTTTCGTGAATTAAACACAGAGACAATAACATATTTATAATCTTGAGGATTGTTCTTCTGGTCATTTCTGAATTCTTTGTCTGATGCGCTTGAAAAATACTTGACACCTAAATCTTTACATGGCTCTATATTTGAACTCCTTGTGCCGTAATAATGTTTGTTGAGTTTTGTGTTGGTAATCCTATACACATAGTGATATTTGTTCATAATTTTAAAATATATTTAGTCGTTATAATATATATCTTTATTTTTTATGAAGCTTAAAAGAAAGGTCCTTGGATATGAACATGAAATAAGAGAACGACCAAATATATCTTTCTACCAAAGACCTTATAAATTATTTGTTATTTATTTCTTTTATCTTTTCAGGTGTTAATGCCTTTAAGAATTCAACATATAATCGTATGGCATATTTAACATCGTTCTTGTGACACATTTCTACAGTGGTATGCATGTATCTCAGTGGAGTTGCAAGGATTGCAGTTGGTGTACCCTCTAAAAAGAAAGACATAGTGTCATTACCCATTGAGCCGACTGTTAATTGAACTGGAATCTTAGCCTCTTTTGCAACCTCTCTTAACATTTTGTTAATTTTTCGGTGATTTTGCGCAGTGTACTCTAGGCATGGACCATCTCCACCTTTATTATCTCCATCTTTTGCTTTATCAATTTTAGGAGTATCGGTTGCATGACAAACATCATGCACTAGGGCCAAATCAGCTTTAAGTGTTTTTGCAATTAGAGTGGCTCCATGTAATCCTACCTCCTCTTGAACTGAATTAACTACATATAAATCATAAGGTAAATATGCATCCTCTTCTACCAGTTTTCTTAGGGCTTCAGCAATAATATAACCACCAATCTTGTTGTCTAATGAACGTCCAACATAATAGTTTCCAATCTCTTCTAATTGAGTGTCAAATGTGATTAAGTTTCCAATTTCAACTCCAGCTTTTACAACAGCCTCCTTGTCTTTAAGACCCATATCAACCCATAATTCTTCTGGATTATAACCCATTGAAGTGTATTCTTTTCGGGTATGAATTGCTGGCCATCCAAAAAGTCCTCTTAATTTTCTACCATCATGTGTGTGTATCATTATCGTTTTAGAAGGTGCAATCATATTGTCGCTTCCACCATGCCTTTTTACCCGGATCATTCCATCACTGTCGATGTTTGTAATAATCCATGCAATTTCATCACAATGCGCTTCAATTACAACTTTAGGAGTCCATGGCTCTAAACCTTGTCCAGATTTTGTTTTTCCGCGGAAGACTGCATAAGCCGTACCGTAAGCATCGGTTTTTACATTTCCATTTACTAATGGTCTAACATAATCCAACCAGATTTTTTGACCCTCTCCTTCTTGTCCAACTGGAGAATATGCATTAAGATAGTTATATAAGAACTCTTTGTTTTTCTTAATTTGTTTTGTTTTCTTCATTATATTGGTTTAATCGTTTCATAAATTCTTTAAAGTAATGCTTTATGTCACTTTGCGTTAGTGTAAATATCTGGGGCTTGTCTTCCAGTTCATTTGCAATCCATACTTCTCCTCCGTTTGGAATATTTCCAGTACGTTCCCAAAATGCAATTGCATATCCTGCGACTTGAAGGAAATAATCTTCTATCCACTCGTCCCGTTTAGGCTTTCGACTATTCTTATAGTCTATAATTAAGATTTTGTTTCCAACCATTTCGGAAGCATTATCCAATGTTCCTGCATAACCCCTTCCAGACCATATAAATTTCTCAGCCGCTAGGACTTTAACAACTCTATCAAAGAATTCCGGGTGGTGTGTCCAGAACTTCAGAAAGAATTCCCAACCAGCCTTCAACCATGTTTCCCCTAAGGGATCCTCATTGAACTGGTTGACTTCAATATCTGTCTTTGATATGAATATCAATTGGGATAGTCGTTGATTCGGCGTACCTTGGAGTCCTTTGTATAATTCTAGGAGACGGTGCATTATAGTTCCTCTATTCATCGATAGATTTGAGATTCTATCGGCCTCTTCATGTCCAATTTTGTTTCGCCATTCGTCAAGTCCACTTTGGTCTTTTGTATTTCCAAGAATTGTTGTCATACTTGGATAGGTTCCAAGTACAAGTCCATTTGTGGTTACTCTGTAATATCTACGGCCATTGATTTCTACCCGTTCAATAGATTCTTCCATTAAAACATGGAAATTATCCAATTGATAAAGAATCCAACCCCTGTTAGTAACCCAGCAAATAATATGTTTCTAACAACTGCCGTCCATGTAAAGTAATCATTGTCAGGATAGAGTACTACAAGGTATTGCGCGCTTCCTGGAATTTTACTTATTTCAGGGTATGAAAGGTCTGAAAGTCCGTATTTGATTAAAATATCGTTGATAGGTCCCAATTGTTGAAATACTATCGATTGTTGTACCAGGTCTGGTTGACTTAAAAATTCATTTTGAATTTCTACAACACCATAAATTCGACCAATCATGTCAACTCTAAGACCGGCCGCAGTAAGTTCTGGCTCGACGGCCTTAACTGCTTTATAATATTTACGGGTAATCCATGCCTCTTTAATAAAACGAGGCCAATATAATAGTGCATTTTTCATAGTACTGATTTTTATATTTATATTCTACTTTTTAGATTTGTTTCTACATTAAAAAAGGGACCGATAGGTCCCTTTAGTTTTAGTAGGTCAGAGGCCTTCTGCCTACCGAGACCTTGTCGTTGCCACAACAGCAGAGCGTACCAAGACACTTTGTTTTTAGAAGGTCACCAACATCACCTTCAGTGGTAGCTTTAGGAACGCGGAATAATTATTGCGCATTCCAAGGTTTCGAATTCTTTTATGTCTTGTTCTGAAAGACTCAACGACTGTTTCATCGCTACCGCACGCCACTACTTGATACCTCAACGCGAACTGGTTTTAAGATTGTAGGCCGAAAGGGAGTCGAACCCTCACGCATAAGCGTCACCGTTTAAGGATGATGTGTCTACCATTCCACCACCGGCCTAAATTTACAGGATAACTGTTTGTTTGAATTACAGTCAAAGTTTTTTAGTTTGCTGAACGTATCCTTTAAAATATTGTTTTAAGCATTTTTAGCTTCAGAGATATGAGTTCTCACATCTTGGGCCAAAGTCTTAATAGTTTGCATTGCTTTACGAACTCTTGTCCCAGCAGCGCCATTTTGTTTTTCTTCAAATTTAGCAGCGTCTACTCTAATAGAATCAACAGCCTCTACGATTTGATTTAATAAATCTTCCATTGTTATAGTTTTTAAATTCAGATGTTATATATCCCTTTTAAATAATGTTTCAAAAACTGGTTGGTTTTCCATCAACTAAGATTGAAATAACAGGCTCATCACTATTTGATGTTATGTATTTAACATAGGCCTTTGGGTTCTTAATGTTATCATACACTTTAATTCTGGTTGCATAATGAACCTCAACTACACTTCCACCTGGGATGGCTGATTGCGGGTTAGTTCGGAATTCTTGTCCGACAAATACTTTATTTTTTTCCATTTGTATTATATTGAAATTGAATGTACTTCTTTAAAATTTCCATTTTTGTAATTATCACCAGGAGTTACTGCACCTATTTGAAGGTCGCCTTCAAAATATTTTTGGTAAGAACCCCAATATTCGGTCATTTCTCCATGTTGTAGCTCATAAAGGGCTTCTTGTGTTTCTTCATCAAAGGGGGATTCATCAGCATCAACCCATCCATCTAGATTGGCATAGATATATTCCAAAAATTCTTCTTCTGTTTCTCCTTTAAAGTCAGGAAACTTTTCACTATCTAATTCTACTGGAGTGTTTGTGTTATGGGATCTATAATACTCCGTTTTTCTAAAATGTTTTTTCATTTAGTACTACTTTTCTAATTCTGTTAAATAATTTTTCAAGGTCTTCTATAGAATCTACTGACCATTTTTTGGTTTTAAGGACAAAGAAACAATCATTATCTCGGTCAATTCCAAGACTTGAACGGGCTTCGATTTCTAGGAATTCAAACTCATCAGGGTCAGATATACAATTACCATCTTGTGTGAAACGGAATGATGCCTCTTCTAATATTAATCCTTGTTCTTCCATGTTATTTCTTTTGTTTTAATTTCATGCTCTTAGGCTCACTAATAATTTTTAGGTATGATGCCTTGTCTTTTAGACACTTTGTACAATAAGGCGCATAATATTCGTCATGATTATCTTCGACTCCTCGATGCGATTTCCTGGAAACTGTGTAAAGGTCCTTGCTAGGAAAATCATCCAAGCAGTTTGTACATATTGTAAGTGATACTTCTCTTGCCATATTATTCGGTATAAAATGATTTAACTTTCTTTACATATCCTTGTTTGTAGCCAACAATAGTTCCTTCATCGTTTTCCTCATAACTCCAAGTAGGAACAGGTTCGGTGTTGAGATATGAACGTAGGTCTCGATGATGTACCTTTCCATGAATTGCATTATGCGCCGGATGTGACTCAATGAATGCTCCATCCATACGATTCCAAAATACTTTAGATTGGTGTGGACTTCCAGTCTCCCAAGGTAACCAAACCTCAACAGTATCTCCATCATAAATCATTTTGCCAAAAGAATCTCTTCCTATCCAATATGCTTTCTTATAGTGTCTAATTGTCATCTTAATTATTTTGCGTAGTTACGGTCTAAAAGGTCATGCCATGTAAGTACTCCAACCAAATGTGGAAGTGAATATGAATCAGTGTTCATTTCCCAATCTCCATCAAAATTGGTAAATTCAATCATGTAACAGTCCTCTAGAATTGTTATTAAACATTTATCGTTTGCCCATTTATTAGGGCCAACATTTTTAAATCCATTTCTCTCTAAGAAACGTTCTGCATAAGGATTAACAATCTCTTCCATTTTCATATATTGCTTTTACGGTTGGAAATCTTAAACTAACACCTTTATCAGTATGTGATTCTTCGAAGTATTGTACAGTTATTTGTTTTCCAATGATTTCACTAGGATTCTCGAAGTAGTAACGTTTCTGTTCGTGAGAAAAGCCGCTACCGACTTGAACTCTATAACCTTTGTGCTCAATTACAACATTTTTCATCATAAGTTCTTCAACCTCCTTACCATTAACAATAACTCTATTGACTGCATTCTCAATGTCAACTACAACATATTCTGCATCGTAGAATTGTTTTACCTTAAGTACATCATTACTACGTTTTCCTTGGTAAGGAGCATCTTTACGTAACATTAGTCCTTCCCATCCGTTTTCTTTTGCGGTTGTAACATGAATCATTAACATTTGCTCATCTAATAGGACCGTTTGAGGTAAGTAGTCGATTTTGGTAAATTCTCTTTGAAAGAAAAGGTTATCTAATTGAACATTTCGGATTCCAAACGGTGTAGTACCTTCTTTGTTAATGAATTCCTCCATTGTTAAGAGGTCAAACATGTAAAAGAATGGGTTCTCAATTGTATGGTCTTTACGTTTGATTTCTTTAATGATACCTTGGAAGTTTTCATTTCCATTAGCATCCAACATACAAATTTCTCCGTCAATAACCATATTCTTTAGGCCTAATGAGATAATCTCAGCGTCCAAGTTCTTAAGAGTTAGGAATTCATTTCCAGCTCTAGAGAAATATGTAGGTTCTCCATCTTCATTAATGATACAAATACATCTACATCCGTCCAGTTTACGACTTACAAACCAAGTATCATTAAAGTCTACCTTCTTTGCCATTTTCTCATCGTAAGAATTAGCCAATGCAACATCGAATGTAGGAATCAACCCTGGAATTACTTTGTTAATCATAGATGTTGTCGAACGGGTCTTAAGGTTTCTATCAATAATAGAAAAAATCAAATCCTCGTGTTTCTTATTTGCTTCTACGAATCCATTTACCAAACTAATTGCAGTATGTCCTGTAATAAATCTTATCGATAAATCATCCAACAATTTAAAAAGGTCAGAATAACCATATTTGATTAAGTTAGAATTCTTTTTGCAATTAGCTGAAGTTACTCCATACTGTTTAAAAGTATTGTAAGTATATTCTAGAGCGCTACGAACTGCTTCATTATTGGCATACTTTTTAAGTACATTTAACTTGTCAGTGTTTGAGTTTGTAGCATTTTGTGCATCTACGAATTCTTGTATTTGTTCTAAATTTGTCATGATTTCTTTGTTTTAATTAGATATGTAAATATAATCAATATATTTGAATAGGGAAAATCTAGAGTGTTAATTTTTTGTTAAAGTTATTAACAATTTGCAGTCAGGACAGGAATCGAACCTGCAACGCAAAACTTAATTTGTCTTAGCCTACTTTCACCTGACTTCCGTTCTAATGGAGGCATCGCACCTCAAAGACTGTTCATAAACTAGTTTAATTAGCGTAGTCAGGACAGGATTCGAACCTGTTCCGTCTTTGCCATAAAGAGTATATTTCAACTCAACCTTGGAGAGGTGACTCCAACCAATGGACTCCTGACCATTTGCAATTGTGGTTGATTAGACCTCATGAAGTTTATTGCCCTCCAAGCCCAGTTTCCGTAACGGCGCAACTGAATTTCAAAACCCGCTCTTGCCTCACGCCCAAGAGTATGTCGGTACGTTTTGTAGATACGCACATCATCTGAGTAATCAACTCATTGTGGTCAGGACAGGATTCGAACCTGCAGTGTTACTTACTTACATGAGTTGATAAATCCTCCAAGTGTTCACTATCATGTGTATACCAATTCCACTACCTGACTCCTTCGTTAATGTTAAAAACTAATCCAATCCTCCTAAAAATACATCAACTTGCTACTTACTCTATAATAGGCTCGCCCGTCCCGTTTTAAATATAGGTTTACCTGAAACTTCAGTGAGTTGTTGATTGACCACTCCCACCTACTCAAGTAGTTTTTAGTAGAGAGGGAAGATTCGAACTTCCTGTGTTGGCACTGCCCACTTTAACCAGACCTCTCCTAGCTCTGCAGAGCCGTTTTATTTTTGAAATCGGTAAGGGATTCGAACCCCTATCCGGACTTACCGTCCATGTTAACCCTAGCAGGAATACTCCTGTTACACCAACCGATTAATTTACCAACCTTGGTCTTTCTTATTAACTAACAGGATTTCTCACATTAGAAGAACAAGAGCAGGGTTACTGATTGAGTGCAATGGGCGACGTCTTCCTACTGTTAACCCTTGTTCGGAAATTATGCGCTCTACCTCTCAATTAACAGCGAGCATTGGTAAATCTAAAGAACCTGACCTGACCTTCCAGATAGTACATGTCACAATTAATTTGGCGCCGTGTTATGTAGCAGGTTCTTCATTATCCATGGATTCAATTAACTCATCATACTTGCCTGAGTGATAATCTTCTACCATTTGTTGAATTCTTAAATCTCTTGATTCAACACCTTTTCTTAGTTTTTCAAGTTGTTCCGGTGTTGGATTGTTATTTACTGTATAGATAACACCAATATCATCTAATTTATCAGTAATTTCCTTAGCATCAAACTTTTTCATATCTCTTTTCTATTATATCATTACATCAACAAATTGTTTCTTCCAATCTAACCAAGGTTCAGAGGTTACTCCGAAGTGAGTTAAATATTTCCAATGCATAAACAATTTGCGTTCATTCCAGTCTTTATAGTTCTTAATCAAGGCATCCTGTCTATCCAATTCTTGTTTATATGCTTCTGATTTTTTTGCAAGAGCCGTAAAACTATTGTCTAGTTTTGCAAGACGTTTTACCACTTTCTCGGTTGGAAGACCCTGTACTGCTAGAGTTACTATCAATTCTTTAAGATTTACAATTTTATCAACCATTGAATTAAGGGTCGGAACAGTTGCATTATAAGAGGTCTTTGCAGATTCTCTTGCACGTTGAAACCCTTCAAAGTTTCTTTGTAATTCTCCGTCCTCTTGGTCCTCTTTGAATAGAGCTTCTGGGTCGATTCCGTAGAATTGACCAAATTGTCCTCCTCCTGGAAGAGGTGCAGAACCTGCTAAACTTGCAATTTTTTCATCTTTAGTTTCTGTAAGAACTGCAACATAACAATTACCTCTTTGGGTTGCTAAAATTTCTTGGACCTGTTTTTCGTTGTATAATTTCATATTAGTTTTTTGTAAATTTTCTTAAGTGTTTTCTATAGTTTGCAGTTGCTCTAACAATAATATCGATTCTAGAATCCGGGTTCATTTCCAAGATACGTTCAACACAATCATAAAATTTACCAGGAGTATATGTTGATTCTCTTAGGACCCTTTGGGTTTTATTTAATTGGTACATTGTGCTTTGTACGTATCCACGATAACTTAAACCAGAATATTTACGGCGGACGTATCCACTTTCATAGCTTAAATAATCGCATCCAGCAATTGGGTCATGAAAACATTGAGTTCCATTATTTGCCTGTCTTTCGGTTGTTAATTCAATTAGTCCGATTGTTTGTGTTTTTGTCATGATTTCTTTGTTTTAATTAGATATGTAAATATAATCAATAGTTTTGATTCTGGAAACTATTTTGTGTTAAATTTATGTTAAAATTTCACAATATGTTTCGTAGTCAATATTCTTAGAAGTATGCGAAATCTTTTTCATAGTTCGGGCCCTTTCCAGGATTCGTGCAACAATCAATTGATCAGCCTCTGGGTCTTCCAGCCAGTCATTGTATAACCATTTGAACTCCTCTATCTCATCTAACTGCCATTCAATTGTGGCATTCATTCCTCGATTAATCAGTTCACTTCTAAGAGCATTAAACCTGAGATGGATATACAACAATTTGTCATAAAAGAATGTAACGTGTCCACTGCCGAGTGTAAAGGATTGTTGAATGTTACCTAACATCGACTTTCCCTCCTTTCTGGCTCTTTTGATTGCAAGTGCATTAGTCCTTAAAATTTCTCGATACTCTGCAACAAGATGCTGGTCGCATAATTTTATCGGTCGGATATGTGCGTTGATTCGTGTCATATTAATCTCCTGAATCGACAGTATGAATTACAGTGTAGGTTTGGTCTTCAATAAGGACATCAAATCCATACTCATTATAACATCTACCTAAGTTTCTTTGAGTTCCCGAACCAGGTACTTTGTATTCTTGCAGGGCTCGATAATCTTCACCCGTTTGTTTGTTCCATCCGTTCGCAGTGCCTAAATTAATTACACCATCTTTTGCCTGTTTTACTAATTGAAGTTGTTGGTAGTTCATATTTTTTTGGTTTTAAATAGTTTCTAATCTTTCTAATTTGGCTCTTAATTTTGTAAGTTCCTCATTGTACTTTTCTTCAGTACCAAAGTCAAACCCCATTGTGTAATAATCATATCCTAGAGATTTAATTCTTTCCATTAATTCCGGAGTTGGAATCCACTTAATGTAAGTAGATTTATCAAATGCCTCTTTAAGTTCCGATGTAAAATCTTTACCCGATACTTTTACATATCTAAAGGTTCCTGAGTCTCCATACCCTTTGTTTACGTCGGTATAAAAATAAATTCTAAGTAGTGTTGAAAATTCGTTGTACATGATTTCTTTGTTTTAATTAGATATGTAAATATAATCAAAAAACTCCAGACCGTAAAATCTGGAGTGTTAAAATTATGTTAAAGTTTTTAACCTAAAAATTCTTCATCTTCATCGAAATCAAGAAGATTATCCGTCTTGGTCTCTTTTTTAATCTCGTTTCCATTATCATCTAAATGGGGAGCGCTATGTAATTCGTATGCTGCATATATACCTACAATTACAAAATAAATTATAACTGCTAGTCCCACCATCTTTCAATATTTTGTTCCATTAATTTGAATAACAATTTTCTTGCTCTGTCATGATTAATATGTCCGATGTTCATTGCAATTATTTGTTTGTCCTCTTCGCGACCCTCTCTACCAAAAACTCCTTCTCCATTTAGGACTCTTTTATAAATCAATGGGTATTTCTTAAAGTAATCATCGAAGTTCTCTTCAAGTAATTTAGACTCCCAGGATGATAGTGTTGGTTTATCCGGAACGGGTTCAAACCAATGTTTTGTCTTGTGATAATCAGAGTACTCTCCTGAATAAAATTCGTCTTGAACCAATCCCATTAATTTAACACATAATCTCATGGTACGAGCGTCTGATTGAGCCCTAGTATGTAAATCTCTGCGACCAATATACTCAGCCTGCGCCGAGATTTTATGTTTCATTATCTCGAAGATATAATGAGAATCCCAGTGACGGTCCTTCCAAATGATAGGTAACCAATACCAAACACTTTGGATTCCTCGTTTAAACGTTGTATGCATATACCTACCATCATGATTCCACCAAATCGGAATGTATCGAAGTTTTCTTACAATCCAAGATTCCTTTTCTCTTTCTTTGGCCCATTCGTCAAATATGTCTAATTCTGGTTCCATATCTTTATATTAATTTTAGTGCTTCAAATAATCCTTCCTCAAGTGCATCTTCCCATTTTCGGTGAAGTCCCCAATCCGCTCCATTTGGAAGGTTTTGCCAATCCCATTCCTCAGCTGCTAAATTCATTGGATTGCCAATAAATCTACTAATCATGTAGCAAAATTTAGGAGCGGTAGTCTGGTCAATATCGACGTCTACATAGATTTGATGTGCCTCTCGCAACCATTTCTGAAGTAGTGTCTGGGTTGGGCATATAATATAGGTAGTGCATGTATGGCATGCTCCTTTTTTACCGATATTATCGCCATCAACCATGTACTTTAAGCCTCTTGCATCTACATCAAACTTTTTTTCGGCTGCTAATTGGGCAGTTTCAAATGTTATATATTGTTCTTTCATATTACCAATCCTCTTCGTGACTTATGTCTAATGTTGTTCCAGTTTTATGGCTCTTAACCACTACTCCCATACCCATTCCATACGGGGTGAATGTATAATCATAGTGACCGTACTCTCCAAAGAGTTCTTTAATCTTTGCTTGCCATTCTTGGAGTTCCGCCTCCTGTCTTTCAGTTAGTGTAAAACTTCTTGTCATAGCTCATAACACGTTCTAAGTAACATTACTACATCCATTGCATCTTCGACTGCATTGTGAGTTACCACACCATCGATTCCTGCACGTTTTTTACATTCGTCCAATCCTGGAATGCTCTCATCGTTAATCCAATCAACAAATAGGATTCCTGGGTCCAATACTCTACTGCGAATTGAAAAGACTTGTTTCCATCTTGGAAGTTTCTCTAAGAATTTCTTGTCAAATCCTGCAAAGTTTTTACCAGCACAATTTAGGTAAGTTTTTACCATATTCGAACCTAAGATTGGATATGGAATACCGTCGACAACTTTCATTTGTTTATTCAAAAAGTTAGGGTCTAAATCAACCAAACCATTTCTGTAACAAAATTGATACAGGGCCTCTACAACCTCATCTTCATGATAAAACTTGGCTCCAAATGATTCTTCAATCTCTTGTTTTAATTCATCCGTTTTGGCTTCAGAATAGTCCTTCATCGCCTGAATTAAATCCTTGTTTAAATTTAAGGCAAAAATACTACCATAAACACTTTCGCGTTTAATAACCGCGTGGAATTTTGGTAGGTCTTCGAATGGAAGTTGATTTAAAGTGTCTTCAATCACTGCACCTATTGAAAGGATTTGATTAAATTCAGAGTCTAATCCTGTAGTTTCGATATCGATGGAAATGTATTTCATAATCCTTTTTCTTTTTTATAGATTTCTAATAGTTTTTTATAAGAATAGTTAGGAGATTTATTTACCTCATTCAATATACACCATTCTGCAAATTCAATAGCAAATTCACCTGCTAATCTTTCATGTTCGATAGCAACCTCCTCTACAGTACCTTCATAATGCTCTTCAACATCATTAACAAACCATTGTTGGAATCTTTCGTTTAGTGTCATAATTATATCTTAAATTCGTGAAAAGTTTACAAATTCTGTCGCCTTTCTGGCATCATTGAATATCTTTAAAGCACTTTTCATGCTTACTTTTCTACCTGTTCTGGTAGTTAGTAGTTCGAATCCTGACTCTTCGAATCGGTTATCAACTCCCCAAAATAAATAATAGTTCGATACCTTTTGGCCAGTCTTCTTATTATAAGAAGTCTTGTAAGTTGTTTTTTCAAACCTACCCCATTTTGGTGAAACGTATGGTCTTTGTGTTGATGCTCCAAGCGCAATTACACTTGGAAGTTCTTTGCCATCTTCTAATCGCTGGAAGCTCATTAAGATTTCTACCGTTTTAAGGTCTTTATGTACTATGAAATTTCCCATCTTATTCCTCTAGTTTTACAAATTCATATGTACCCTTAATCAAACTGTTTAGGGCAATTCCTTGCGATTCGGCGTTTGCAAATTCTTTGTAAACCTCCGCAGGTACCTCAATATATCTGTAAGTCGCATGGCCAAAAACCACATAAAGGTTTTTACTCTCATACTCGTATGTCGATGCTTTAATCGTGGACGAATCATAAATGTTTGTTTGTGTTTTAATCATTTTCTTGTTCTTTTGCTACTAAATTTCTATGTTTTTCAGTAAGTGTCACTACTAATTCTTTGTAGGTGTCGACCGCGTCGTTTGCATTAACTGTTTTAGCTCTAATCAAGTCTAATGTCTTAGCATCTTTAATCATGATTGTGTCTACACTTAATTCTACCAAAATACTTCCAATTACTGTTTTCATGTGATTTGTTTTTAAATTGTTGTTTTAATTATAATGTAAATATAATCAATATGTATGATTCCGGAAAATCCTAAGTGTTAAAATTATGTTAAAGTTTATTGAGTGGATATTCATTGTTCTCGCATTCGTCCCGTTCAGGGTGCCATTGAACTGCCCAAATCCTCTTCTCTAAGTCTTGAAATCCTTCAACAGTACCATCAGTAGCCCTGTGAGTAATCTCAAAGTTCCTTGCAACTATACTACAGTATTGATGGTGTCGTGAATTAACGGTCTTTGAATCTCCATCAATATCATAGACTTGATGAAACTCGGATAGTCTGAATGAATGGTCTTCATCATCGTCAAATACATCATTGAGATGGTTTTCAGTAAGATGCTCGGGTATATTTTCAACCTCTCCGCCAAAGTAGTGGTTTAAGAGTTGCATTCCTCTACAGATTCCAATTATTGGTTGTCCATTTTCAAGAGCACTAGTAATCCAACTAGTTTCTCTAGCATCTCTTTTTGGACTTTTACCAATATCTCCACCTCCGCAAAGTATTAGTGGAGCATCGATGTTTTTACATTCGGTTCCTAAGAAATATGGTTTGTACCCATTTTCAATTAACCATTCGCGGTACATCTGCTTTTCAAGTTCTCCATATGGCGGAGCAACTAATACTTTAGGTGTTTTAATCATTAAAATGTGTTATTATAAGTTTCTCGACCTTCGGCATGTTCATCGCATAGGGTTGCCATCCATCCACCGCCTCTGAGTTCTCCCAGCTCTCCACACTTTTCGCAAGTAATATATGAGGCATCTTCAGCCAAACGGATTCGACTGTAAACATCTTCACTAACTCCATTTGTATAGAATCGTAGTCCTCCAAACTTTTCTTTAACTTGACAAATCTGTTTGTCCCATCCAAGTTCAATAAGGTCTACTATAAGTCTCTTTAAGATTCCTAGCCAACCATTATCTACACTGAAGTAACCTCTAGCCGTAATGGGATCCCGTCCAATGTAGTAACCATTTTCAAGTCCTCCAATACCTTTTAAAAAAGCCTCAAAGTCCTCATCGGTCATATAGTTATTGTTACTCATTATTTTATTTGGTTGTATAGTTTATTTAATATAGTATCTTTTTTACCGCGGATTACCTCTTCAAGGTCTGCTCGCTGTTTTGATACTTCCTCTCTAATTCTTTTAACAGCTCTTTCCGTTACTTTTACATTTAGATTTAATGGATAGATTTGTTTTGTGTTTACAATTTCTGCCTTTTCGGCATCGATAATTAAGTCAAGGTGAAGTGATGGTACTTGGATATAAAATTTTGCAACGTCCGGATCTTTAAGAGGTGTTTCAGCCTTAGGGTGATACAACAACTTTAGAATATTTCGGTAACCTCTTAAGTCTTCCGAAGATAATTCTTGTCTAAATTTTTTAGCAAATTTAATCTTAGTTCTTCTAAACATAACCTTTTATTTTAAAAATTGTAAAATCTTTTCTTTAACACCTTGTTGTTTAATTCCCTCTTTCTCGTTTGGGGTATGCACAAAGTTGGATAGTCCCCATTTTCTATCAAACCCATGAGAATCTTTTTCTCCCAGTTCTAAGTCATCAATACAAACCCAATTGGTGATTTCAGGATTGTCGGTGAGATATTGTCTAACTTCAATACATCTCTGTTGTTCGTACATCGTACTTCGCTTCCATTCAAATTCATCAGGTTTATCACAACCAATATATCTTTTAGTGAATGCTATTGGAGCCTTCGAGATTTCTTTTGCCAAATAATATTCTCCGATTTCCTCTAGGTTTGCATGTAGCCTCCAGTCGGAACTTACTACAATTTCTGCACCGGTCTCTTCCAAGATTTGATTAAGTACCTTAACTGCTTTTTTGTCAAAGTCATCAAAACGAACATCAACAGGAGCCATTACATCGCTTGTTGCTTCTGGATTAAGTTTTTTATACTTACTCCATTTTTTCATACGACCTCCCCAGTTATTGTAGAGACAGATTACGCCATCGTTATCTAAAAATATTACTTTCATCCTAGTTTCTAATTAATTCTAATTTTGTATTCTTGTAGTGCTCTACTAGATTATCTTTAATGTGATGTCTAACTTCCCAAGATAGGTCAGTTTCATTTGCCAGTTTTTGACAATATAAATCTATTAAATTTCTGGAACGAATTATCTGTTGCATTGTAGTGCACGAATTAATCGTTTTAACTACCCATTCCTCGATTTCTAAAAATGTATTTCCTTCTGCTGCCATTTTATAATTTTGTTAGTGGTACCCACTTTCCTTCTTTATACTTGTGTGGGATTCCGTTAATAGTTCTGAATTGTGAATGAGGGTCTACATTGATTTCCTCTTTCTTAAGTTTTCCAAGTACGTTTTCAAAGTCCTCTTGGGATGTTCTCTGTCTTACCGTACTTGGGTCAACTTTCTTTTTTCTACGAGGTCCGTTATAATATGCCATAGTTATACAGTATGTTCGATTCTTACACGGATGCAATTCTGTGGCAATCTATGAATATGTCTATAGTTATTAATATAACCCATCATATTTGCACTACCAACTGCATTTGCAGAGTGTATTACAACATCAACAACATTAGCTCCATCCAACCATTGATTGACCAACCATTTAGTGCAATCCATTCCAGTTTTTTCTGTAATATTGTCATAGTTCAATTCGTAATTGTGGTAAACATTTTTATGCCATTCAGCCATTGCAGTGTCTCCTAAGTCATGGTCTAATGAAATCAAGTCAATATTTTCAAGTCCAATTTCGGTAACTTTTTCTACAAATTCATCGTAACTTCTAACAACAACCCAGTCTTTTTCAACTGGTGTTCTTACGTCATCTAAATATACTCTAATCATTTCTTAAATCTTTTAAATAGTTAACAAGTTCTTGTAGTTTGTCGGCATCTTTTGGATTAAATATAAATTCATCAAATGCTCCGTAGTTGCATTGTCTTCCAAAAATGTATTTTAATCCGTACTTAACTCGTTCCAAAAATGGTCTTTTAGTTAAATGTATATGAAAGTAACATGTTGGATATCTGTGTCCTTCAACCTCATCCTCATCATATAAGATAATAAGTTGATGGTCAGTCGAGTGACATGCACATATTAAAATTTCTTTGTCTTCAAGTTGTTTCATAAGTATTATATTTAAAAAACTAGTTTTGTTTATAAACTCTTTTGTAAGCTCCGTAAATCCAACTATAGATTATCATGATTGCACAGAAAGAATCTAAGATCGCTATAATCCATTTTACAAAGTCTGGTGTTGGGAATGTATCTGGACCTAACAATATTAATACACCAAACCCGGTAAATACCCAAACTAATCCTAGAAAACCGGCAACTATTCCTGCGATAAACGTAACTGTCGGTCCAACCAATTCCCAAATAAATTCTAAAAACTTTTTCATAATTATATTTTTTCAAAAGTTGGTTTCAGCCACATCCCATTTTTAAAGATTAAATCTAAGAATCCTGGAATATCTTGGTCAACGTCAGCAAGTAGTCTAAAACTTCTTGGAGTATCATGTTTCATCATTTTTATGATTTCCTCTCTGATTCTCTCTCCACTTACAGTTTGTTCTAGTTTCTGTAAAATGTTTGGTTGCTTCATCGCATTCCAAATATCAGCGTGCATTTGAAAATCTTTAGTGATAGTAAATCTTAGTGCTCTTAGCAAACGAAGTGGGTCATCCATTAGGGTAGCGCTAGCGTGCATCGGAGTTCTTAAAATTCCAGCCTTTAAGTCCTCTACTCCACCGAATAGGTCAATAAGATTACCATCAACATCTTCTGCAAGGGCGTTTAGGGTAAAATCTCTACGAATTAAATCGTCTTCTAAAGTTCCAAGTTCTAGGATAGGTCTACGGGTTCCTTCAACATATCCAACCTCTTTACGGGCCATTACAAAATCTGCAACCAGTCCGGCGAACTGATGGTCTTTTGGAAACTTAGCACGAATAGTAAAACAATCTGGAGTACTTAAAAAGATTTCAAACCCTTGGTCTGTCATCCAGTTTGTCATGATTTGAAAACCATCCTCAACCGTAAAACCTTTAGTGTCTTCCAATACGAATGTGAAATCTATATCTTTAGAGTCCAATCCAAGGAATTTATCCCGAATACATCCACCAACTTTAAATATTTTTGCCATTTTTATATCTGTTTTAATTATAATGTAAATATAAACAAAAAACTCCAGACTGTAAAATCTGGAGTGTTAAAATTATGTTAAAGTTTTTGATTAATCTTTGTGGTTAGTGCGCCAATTGCATCGTCTAGATTTTCAAAGATTGGAATGTTATATCGAGTACATACAATGTCGACATTTCCTTTTCGCCAAAACCCTTTAGGACAACATACGATAATATTATCTCTGACATGTAAACCTAATTCTAGGAGACTAATTGGACTCTTAGTTTCTGGAGAGAAGTACATGAAGATTATATCTGCATTTTCAAGACTATTCATTTCCCAGTTTACTTGTTGGTTAAATTGAGGATTTGATTGTTCTTGAGTCCAGCTAGCATCCCAATCATCACGTCTTGGATTGTAAAGTGTTACATTGGTATTAATGTAATTGTTCTCGATTCTCTTTTGCCAATCTTCTGCCTTTCCCATTTCTATAGAACCGGCTAAAAATACTGAACATTTATTTTCTTGGTTTTGGTACCTGCTATTTGGTTTAATTACTTGCATACTTATATTATTTTAATTGCGTTGTGTTTTTTAATTTTAAATGATTGTCGAAGTTTTTCCTCTTCTTCATTATAATGGTAACCCCATCCCAGTTTTATGTTATCTTCCGATAGTCTTGAACGGAATAGACGGTATCGATTAACCATATAGTCCTCTCCAATATATTTATAATGCAGTAGGTTATATTGATTTAATGAATATGTAACATCACCCTGAGGGGCTGCCTCATGGCATCCTGGATAGAAATTGATTTCAGAGATTTTGCTTTTATCAAATGCAATACTTTTATTGTAACAATGTGTATACTCACCATATTGTAAGGTATCAATGCTAATATCTGCTGGGTCTTCGGACATATTAACCATATTCCAACCGGTAAATTTTATTATTGATGTTCCCAGTCCAGATTCATATTCTAATTGTTCTCTAGTAATGAGACCAAGTTCATCAGCATCACAGACAATATTCCAGTCGGTTTTTGAATCTTTCCAGCAATTGTTTTTAATTTCTAGATATTTTCTATCAGAAATTTTATCTCCAGTGTCGTATTGAATAACTTCACAATTAGATTCTTTGGCAATTTCTGCAGTTCTATCTGTAGATTGGTTATCATATACAACAATGCGGCACCCTGGAAATAATGTTCTATAATGTTTAATAAAAAACGGTAGCATAAGTTCTTCGTTATATGCTACCGTGTAAATTGTTATTTGCATTCGTGTATTGGATTTTTACAATTACCTTTATGTGAACCCCATTTGTTATTGCCATAACCAACTACAATATATTCACAACCTTCAAGAGTATATGTTGTATAAATTCTGTCGGAATATTCTGAAGTACTATCTAATTCGTAACGACTAGCACTAGTATTTTGATGTGGGTCTTTATAATTATCTGGTTTGCAACTAGTAACCATAAAGATTACTAGTGCAGTCAGAATTACTATTATTAAAGGTACTGGTGAGTACTGTCTATTCATTATGCTTGTTTTAAACGTTCTCTAATTTCTGTAAGAGTTGTTTGGTTTTCAAATTGACCATTCAAATAGATAGTTTTTAACAATCCAGACTTTTCATCTTCCCAAGTACATTGGTCTTCTAGTATGTAGAAATTATCTTCTACAGCTCCAGCAACTCTTAATAAACCTTTTGCAGATTTTTTAACTCCATCATCAGTGATTGGGTCTTTAAAGATTTCTCTTCCAACTCCATCAACTTCTACATAGGTGGCTTTCATTGCAAAACCAAATGTATCTCTAGTGTTATATTGGTATGTAAAACTTCCAACACCTAATACAATATTTGTACTTGCAAAACCTTTTGCCTCTAATCTTGTGAAGATTTGTTCAGCACGGTCTAATGTAATACTGTCTCCGTAGATTGCTCCAATATGACTGTCAAGAACTTTGTAACCTTGTTCATTGATAGTTCCACCAAATACATCCCAAAGTAGTTCAATAACCCCTTTTTGTTCTTTCCAAGAAATATCATCAGTAAGTGTTCTGTACTGTAATTTGTCTTTTGTAAGTGGCGTAGCATCTGGAATTCCACAAATAATATCTACTGGATCTCCAGAGTCAGGTCTAATAACTACCTTACCATCACGTGCTAAAATCTCTTCTTTCAAGGTAACAATATGTTCAGTACAAACTTTCCATAAGTCCCAAGTATCTGATACGATTGAAAGAATTCCTGTTGGATATGTTTCCATCAAGTTTCTAAATGTTCCAACCTCATCTTCTTTAGATCCAGCGCACATAACTGAGTGTTCAGTTGCATTCACAGATCCAGCGACAAATCCTTCTTCATTATAGAATTTACGGGCTCCAAAGATTGCTGGTAAACTATCTGAACCAGAGAAACTTGTTAAGTGACCAAGACCTGAAGAGATTGTAGCATCTATAGAATCCATACCTCTCATTGAGAAATCATGGGCTTGCCAATCTACGAACCAACCTTTTTCGGCATCGGTTTTTAATTGCCATTCTGTAAATAATTTACGGTAAGCATGGGAAATAGTTGCACTTGTCATTGGTTTCCATAACAAGTTAGAAATAACTGTCTCCAAGTAATTGGTAATCCAATAGAAATCTGGATGTGTGTTGTAAATTGTCAAGACAGGTACTCTCATTGGTACTGTAGCTCCTTCCTCAATTGATTTAACTGCGATTGGTAGGTAACCCAAATCATGTAGGGCTTCAAAGTGGCTAACATCGTAGTCAGTATTTAAGTACATTGACAATTCGTTTTTCATTTCGCCACAAACTTCGTCTTTTGGTTTGCTAAAGAAATCTTTGTCAAAAGCCTCGTGGATTTGTTTCATTACCATTTGTTGGCCGAAACTAACTAGTTGGTCGCAACCTTTAGGAGCATATTTATTACTACGAGGAGTAAAGTTTGAATAGACCAACGTAGTCCCTTTTGGATATTGTTGGTGATGTCCTGTTTTGTAACCGTCTGTTAAAAATAATGGGTTCATAGTATTAATATTTAGATATTGTTCTTAAATAAATTGCTTGTTGTCTAATTCCATACTCTCGGGTAAGTAAGCGGTCTGCATAATCATCACGCATAACAACCATAACATTATTAGACATTTCAGTTGCATCATGAAAACTATCTCTTCCTTGTATCATTCCTAAAGGATCTGCAAAGGATAGAATTAAATCTGCTAATTGTTTTGCATTTTTACATTGATTAACTGCTTCCCATTTTTGTAATTCTGTCATAGTGTATCTGTTTTAATTATAATGTAAATATAATCAATAAGTATGATTCCGGAAAATTGGGAGTGTTAAAATTATGTTAAATTTCTTCAGGGTCTGGTAAACCTTCTACAATTGTAAACATAATTGGAAATGCCCATGCAAGCCTATTGGTTGCTCCATAATCTCCAGTCCAAAAGCAATAAGAACTATGTTCAATTGTCATTTCTCGGCATTCAATTTTTTGTATGGTAGTATTACCATCGTGCTTGTGTATTACTTTATAATTTCTCATGGTTTATAAATTACAACTGACACTTTCATGTCCTTTAATTCTGTTTGAATAATGTTTTTAATCCTGTTCCAATCTCCACCAGCCAGTCCGGCTCCAATTTTTGGAAGTCCAATATGTTTACCAGCAAAGGTCTTATTGATTTTACGTAGGCAAAGTGTAAGTGCCTCATAATCAATTGGCTTGGCAACACCATCTTTATGGTTAGCACCATAATTGTACTGTGTGTATGAATTCACAACTATAATATCTTTAACACCTGGTTGACCTGATGACTTCGAGTTCATTGGAATTGCAACTCCGGGTTCTGTAACCGATGGATGCTTAAACCATAGATATTGGTGTTGATAATCAATAGTACCAAGTTTATTAATGTCCCCACGATTTTTGGTTTTTACCAAATGTTCGTAACCCTCGTCGTCATGCTCAATATATTGAGTTAGTTCCATTTCAAATTCATCACATCCAAATGCATCTGCCATTTGAGGTGCTATTCCGGCGCCCATAGTACAAAAACAATTACAACCATGGGTAATTACATCAAAAGTACCCTGTTTCGCCAAACGGATTAGGTCACCTTGGATTTCTTGATAGTTTGTTCCCATCGCTGATACTATTTGTTCGTTCAAATATCCCATTATGCAAATCTAAATTGTTTAAGGAAATCTCTTAGGAATATGATTTGGTCTGCTTCCTCTTCAGTTTCGGCAAAGTTCATCTTCCATTCATAAAATTGTTTTTCAAGACTTCTACCTCCTAGTTTTTCTTCTATAGCATCTCCTTCATAATCTGGCCAAGCAACTTTATCATATACTCTATCATCAACTAAGAAAACTACGGCAGTTAATTGGTCTCCCAAATCTGGTTCGTGGAATTCTCCAATACGGATGCATTGGTCATATAATGTAAAATAATGATTGTTAAGAGTTCCTTTGATAAAAGCCGTATTGTTAGTAGTACCTCCATTTAGGACTATAAAGGTCTTGTCTCTTCGGGCCCATGTCTGGTACTCTGGAGTCTCTGAGAATTCAAGTCCGTATTCAACAACAGCATGACCAAACTGGATGCCTTGTTGAATTGGACTTATATTGTAAGGAACTAGTCCGTACATTCTAAATTCTCTATTGTCTCTATTGTTCATTTTTAGGCGCCTTTTTAGTTGCTTTTTTAGTTGCTTTTTTAAGCTCTTTAGTTAATGTTTCTGTTAGTTCAGTAACTACATCAATAACTTCTATTTCTACTTCTTGCAACTCATATTTAGAGCCTAGAATTACGTCTTGCACTAATACTAGTTGCTCTACAAATATTGTGTTTGGTTTTTTTGACATGTTAAAATATATTAAATGAGGTTGTGTTTGTTTTTTGTTCGTATTCATTGTCTGCTACATCTCGGTAACTATTTGTTGTATAGATACCTTCAAAGTATTGATTTAATTGCTCGAATCCGGCGCTAAAAATACCATGAGTTACTACTAGATAAACTTTAGCAGTTGGTCGACTTCCTTTAATTGCTTTTGCTAATTCAATAAAGGTTCGGCCACCATCACAAATATCATCGATGATAACATATTTAAGGTCGTCGTGTTGATTTAAGGTAGGAATCTCTGTTCGGATAATGTTTCCGCTTCTAATATCTCGGACTTTAGTTGCCGTAATGATATTTTCGATGTTGAACTTTTTAGCAACATCAAAGATTTTTTTGTAGGCTCCGGCATCCGGACTGACTAAGCAAATTCTGTCTTGGGCTCCGTCACGATTATCAATCTTTGATAATGCATCTTTGACTAAACGGTGATTGTCGTGTTTATGATAATTATTTAAACAGGCTTCTAATACATCAGAGTGTGGGTCCAGTACAGTTACTCTTGAGAAATTCTGAGAGTTTATAATTGGGCAAATAACTGTTTTAAGATAGTTACTTGTTCCAGCCTCAAATTTACGGTCTGAACGGGCTCCTAAGAAATACGGAACATTTAACTTAACGTTCTCAACGTATGAGAATTCTCTAAGTGCCTGATTAGCTGCAATAATAACCTCTAAGTCCCTGAACGAATTTAATCGACTTGTAATACTTACTGTGATTTTTTCATGAAAGTCGGTGTCTGGAAGGTCTATTGAGATTGATTGTTGGCCGTCTGGGTATTTTGAGATTTTGTACTTAATGTCTGAATTCTCCGCATTTACCAAGTTTAATTTCTGTATCATCTGATATGTTGTTTTTAATTATATGTAAATATAAACAAAAGTTTTTAATCGGTAAAACTTTTAACACTTTATTTTTAAAACTTATTAACAATTATTCTGGCAGCAACTCGGGTGCCTGTTACAGTTTCATCAATAGCCCATTCAAATAGGTCTCCTTTCATAATTTGGTCGCAAATCTCACGTTTAATTCCATACTTCACAGAATCTAGTGCAAATCCAGGTCTCATTGCCTCTCCAGCTCCATACGTTTTGTCATATTGATTCATGTATTTCTCGGATTGGATAACAACTGGTTTGCCATGCCGAATATCATATACGATATTTGTATTTTTAGACTCTTTGACAACCTTGCGGCTAAACATGTTGAAAATCGCTCCAAGAGGTCCGGTTAAAAAGAAGGTTTTTAGGTCAACCTCATGGTTTAATAGTTCTTTAATCTTCATCGCTTTTAGTTTTATACGTTGGAGTTAATAATAAGGCCCATAAAGGGGTTGCTGATTGGGTAAGATAGCATGCACCACCGATTAATCCAAAGAATGCTATGTAAATTAGTGCAATTGATAGGTGTTTCATATTAGCTACGGTATCTTAATTCATTTTGACGATAAACGCTCAGCACTGAACCCTGTCCGTGTGTGATTGCAAATTGGTACCCATAATAGTCATAAACCATTGAAGAGAAGTTCTCGGTTAGACCATCGATTGGGTCGATTTCAACACCTTCCTTTGATGCAATTTCCCACATTAAATTCATAAGGTGTAAGGGTCTTTCAGCGTATGTTGAGTAGTGTCTCTTGTCATATTTCTCCTGCTTCACTAAAATGTCCAGCATTAAATAGTCAAAGGTGGAATCGTCGCAAACACCATACATTTCTAATAGTTTCTGGGCTCTTTCCTGTTCGATAGCGTCCCGTTGGGCAAGTTTATTAAAATAGTCTTCCATACTTTTTTGTCCTTCAGGACTCTTCATGTATTCTAATCCTTGCTTAAGTGTTTCGTTTGCGCTCATAGTTTTATTTGTTAATGATTACGTGAAAGTTTTTGTCTGAACTTAGGATTAAGTCATCTACATAAGTTTGAGCCTCATTATTCGAGTCGAATGTTTTTCCAAAAGATTGTTTGTAACCTAGTCGGATTTCAACATGAGATTTATTGTAAATCCTTTTGTTGGTTTCATCAATTCGATATGATGAATAACCTTCAAAATATGATGTTTTAGTTCTATCCCACTGCCATTTTTCATTTCCTGCACAATCTTTGTATTCGTTCCAACCTGCTGGAATTGCCTTATTAGTACCAATTGGAATTCCTAAGAACATCTTAGGTGTTGCAGGAATCTCTGGATACCATCGGTAAGCCGTTTCTCTTTCTAGTGTTAAAGTAATTGATTCTACTTTGTCTAATTCAAAATAATGTTTTTGCATCTTAATAGGTATTAGTTATTTGTGTTGTTAGTATATGTGTGTCTCTTTCTTGCGACCCGATTCCTAATGATATTGATTTTCCATAAGCCATTGCTTTAATCTGATCATCTTTTTCATCAAAGATAAATCTGACAAATCCGGCTCCAGTTGCTATTTCGTTGTGTCCAACCATATCTTTATGTTGGATAGCTGCTGAGAATATGATGGCACATCCATCAACAATTACGTATTTTGCGGCGCTTAACATTACTTTACTTCTATAATGTTAGGGTATGAACTCAAAAAACCGATACGGTAACCTGATGTTTTAAAGGTGTACGTAGAATCTTGTCTCAGTTTACCATACTCGTCGCTTGAATAAAAATTACCGCGGAAAAGGTCATCTTCTAATTTTAATGTACCTTTGTCAGTGTACACTAAATAATAAGAGTCGATTGTTTTTCCGTTTTGTTCGGTAATTCTCTCCTTACCTTCTACCTTTGCGGTAACTGTGTTTACGTTAGCATATCCAGTGATTCCAAAACCAATGGCCACGATAATAATTGCTACTACTAAAATTTGAATTGTTAAAATTGAATTTCTCATAATGTTTCTTTGTTAAATTTAGATATGTAAATATAATCAAAAAACTCCAGACGGTAAAATCTGGAGTGTTAATGTTTTGTTAATGTTTTGTTAAAGTTTATTTTAAACCGTACATAGTATTAGCTCCACTTGCCAATTGAGTGGTAGGAAGTGCTCCATCCCATCTCTCTATCCACTGTTGTTGTAATAACATCGGAGTCAAGGTCGATTGTCTTAATTTATTAGACTCTGCTTCTGCTCTTGCGTTTGTTAACAGGGCTTCAGCGTCTCCTTGTGCTTTTGCTACTTTAATTTTAGCTTGAGCTGTCGCAGTTTGTACTTGATTCTCTGCGGTTAGGGCTGCCTGAACTGCATTGTTCTTCGCATTAATGGCATTCTTAAATGATGTAGGATATTCTAAGTTAGATGTAAATTGATTAACTATAAATCCTTCTTTAACAATCTGCGCTTCTAATAACCTTCTTACTTCAACTTCGAAAAGGGCTCTATTTGATATTAATTGTTCTGCTGAATATTTATTAGTTGCAAGTCGGAATGCGTCATATATTGCCGTCTTTAAGAAACCTTCCTCCAATTCTGGTAAGGTTCTACGATATTTGGCAAATATTGAAGGTGCTTTGTCTGCACTCACTGAGTAATTTAATATAGGTGCAACTCGGAACTCCGAACCATCTTTTGTATTTACAGTAAATGAATTGTCTCCTTCCTCTGAGTTCTTATATTCTTTATGTTGAATAAATGTTGGAAACTCATAAATCTTTGTTGTAACAGGATTAAAAAATACCCATCCTGTGCATGCTGTTACATTATTGACCCCTTTACCTGAGCCATACATGTTAACCTTTACTCCTACATGTCCTGCATCAATTACTTCGCATGAACTAAACATTGCGAAAATACCTACTACTACTGCTAAAATTACTACAATTGATTTTAATCTCATTTTTTTTTGTTTTAAATTAATTATTTGGTTTTTGTTTATTACTTACTTTTTTTGCTCCACATTTGCATGTAGTGCATTCAGAGTCTTTTTTGTTCTTTAACTTTATTAAATAGTCAGCTATAACATATACGGCACTTCCCCATATAAAAATTACAATTGCTAGATAAAAAAGTCCCAGAAAGAAGAGACCATCGTCCGGTGCACTTAATAGTTCAAATGCAATTTGTTGGAGTTGAAATACTCCGGCGATTCCGATAAAGATACCAAGAATCATCAAGAAAAATTTAGAAAATGTATTCATAGTTGTTTAAAATTAAGAAGTTGCCGCGTCATTATGGTGGTCAAATTCATGGGTTAATAAAGATTTTATAGGTCTATTGCCAATTAGTTTCAAAACTTGTTGAATTGTGTATGGCTGAAAATCAGGACTTCCATCGATTCCAACATCCATCATTCGGCCAGGTCCAACTTTAAACTGGTGAGGTGTGTGAATATGTCCGTGGATGTGCATAACTCCCTGTCCCATATCTTGCCAACTAGCCATAGGGTAGTGACTCATTACGAATCGGTGTTTTGCACTTGGTCCGTTTTTAACCAATGGAGGCATAACGATTGTAACCATTCTTTGCTCATTTACTGAGGCGAAAAGGTCTTGAACATCTCCACGGTTTGTAAGGATATGATGGTCGTGATTTCCTAAGAAAAGGTGGATATTTTTACAGTTTAATTTGTTTCTAAATTCTACAATAGAATCAAAACCACCAAAGCTCCAATCACCCAAGTGAATCAGGATGTCGTTTTCCATAACCAACATGTTTATATTGTCCTGCAAGTCGATGTTCATCTGGTCCAATGTCTTGTAATCCCTAGTACCTCGGGCACCATCCCATTTACTGACTCCTCTACAAATATTTGTATGGTTGTAGTGAGTGTCTGAAGTAAAAAAGACTCTTTGTCCTGGGTTAACTACTATTTTCATAATGTGTTTGTTTTAATTTGATATGTAAATATAATCAATAGTTTTGAATCGGTAAAACTTTAAGTGTTAAAATTTTGTTAAAGTTATTAACAAAAAAGAGGAGCAATATTGCTCCTCTCCTGTATTAAATGTATCTTTTAATTAGTCTTTAGAACCGTAAAAATATGTTACTGTTGCTGGGCTAACCGGGTCATTATTTTTAATATCGATTTTGAAACCTGCAATGTCTGCTGCATAAATTGGTAGGAATGTTGCATTTCCAGATAGCAATCTTGCGAAATGTATGGTAACTGTAGGTGCGCTTTTATGTGTTAAATAAATATCAATTCCGAAGTTTGAATTAGTACTTGCAGATTGACAATATAGATAAATAATTCCAAAATTTCCAGATTGTTCGTTAGTTTCTAATAATACTTCTGTAGCAGATGGCTGAATTTGATTAGTAATTAATGATGTTGAATCACCATTAATAGTCTCAGTATCTGTTGATTTTATTGACAATGGATTTGGGAAAAGAGTACTTGAATCCAGTGTTATTGTTGTTTTTAATGATGCCATCTCTTTATATTATTTTTTATTTATGCAGGGTTTTCTGGAGTTTCTTCTACTACTGGAGTTTCTTCTACTACTGGAGTTTCTTCTACTACTGGAGTTTCTTCAACTACTGGAGCAACAGGAACTTCTGCTTTTGTTTTAAGTGGAAGAGTTGCTTCAAATTTTACTCCGTAAGAGGTTACTGCCTCGGTTCCAACTAAATCTTTTCCGTGCGCTGTAAGTTTAACATCAACTACCCCTTCTGGAAGATTTAATTTGGCTTTCACTGATGTGATAATTTCATCTGCAGTGTATGTTTCAATATTAGCCTCTGTTGATAAACTAAAAGCTCTTTTTTTAACGGGTTCTTTTTTATATTCAGAAAGAAGTTGTACTCCTTTTGAATCTTTCTTTTTATAATTTACATCTACTGTTTCGTAGATGTTTGCGTTAACTGTATAGTTCATATTTATATGTTTTTGTTTTATATTAAATTTTAAAGATTACCACCAGCCGTTGCTATCAAAAGCATAATTGTATCCATTAGGATGGGTTGTAGTTAACGAGCTTAGCAATTTCCCAAATTTATAATGAGTGTAGTTACGATTGTTGTCATTAAATACCCAGTAATTTAATTTTCCGTAGTTAGTATAATTATCATAATTTGGTTTTTCAGTATCGATTTCATATAAAAAACTAAGGTTAAGGTCAAAGACACGAACTTTCCAATTACTATTTGAGGTTTCCTTATAGGCTAAAACTACTGTTTCGGTACTCATGTTTAAACTCCAAGTATATATGTTTCCAAGTTTAAGTAATTCCTTTTCATTAGCCGCAGCTCCTCTGGTTATCATTCTACCATATAAGGTGTCTAATGTTGAGGTGAATTGAGGTCTAACTAATAAAATTTTACCAGGACTTACAGGGTATTGGTCACCTTCAGAACCATTGTTCCAATAACTTCCATTAGTAAATGTTGGAAGTAGTGTCCATTTTTTAGTAGAGGTATTAAAGTACCACTCTTTGTCAGTAGTGTAATCTATTGCAATTAATGTATTAAATTCACTAGACCAGTCGTCATTGTCACTGATTAAAATTTTGTCCAGTACTTTTGAATCATAAACTGTTATTTCACGAGTGTATGGTGAAACAGTATCAGGTCTAAGCCATAATGCACGATAATCTCCAAAACATTCTGACCAATAAGTTGAAACATTATAAGCACTCAAATCATTAATAAGGTTAAAACGAGTTGGTTCAGCTCCGGATGTAAAACGAGTTGCAACCAATGGTCCACTTGTGTCATTATCACCTGATAGTAATATAAAATCTTTATCAGTTGCATAGATTTTGTTGGTGGAGATATTACTTGCATAGAAAGTATCTTCGGTATTTGGTACAATATAATTTCTTGCTTCCAAATCATTATTGATAATATAGGTTACTTCAAGGTCTCCGTCAGTGTCTATATCTAATAAATGACTATTACTGAAGGCAAAATCTCCGTGCAAAATAATTGCAACCGATTCTGGTTTGTAGTCCCTTCCACTTCCAGTGTAATAAGTATCACTGATAACCTCATAAGCGTTATGATTTGAAGTCCAAGTTAGGTCCTCTCCAATAAGTTTTCCAGTAAGTTGGTTGTAGTTCAAGAATATAAAATCTCCAGAATTGGTTTCTGTATATACCACTTGCATTTTACCCGAACCATAGAAATAGTAGTCACGCTGTGTCATTTCTGTATTAATATTTACAGTTTTAAGAAGTGTACCATCTGTGTTAAAAATTTCAAGAGTTTCTATAACATCGTATGTACTTCCTTCAGTTAAGGTTTCAACTGCAATAAAGTTACCATGTGAGTATACATAAGAATTTGTGAAATTAGTGCTTGGATTGGTGTTTTTGATTAGGGTTTTATTAGCACCTTTAATTAAAAATACGGCTTCATTTACTGTTCCATTATAACCTTCAATGTATACAGGAAAAGTTCCATCAGCAGCGCAGGTATCCCAGTTATTTTCAACGTAGATATTACTAATACCTATAAAATCATGTTGATAAAAGTTATCACCATCAAAATAGATTGCATGTCCGTCGTCTCCGTCATACCAATATATTAGGTTGGCTCTTCCATCTCCATTGTAACTGTTAAAAGCTTGATTAATATTTTCAGCACCGATTATAGAACCTCTACTATTTACAAAAACAAATATATTGTTTCCGGCATTATCATAAAATCTCCAAATATAACCCTTTCGATTAACAACTGCTTGAGTTGTCTCATTTGGATAGTCGGTGGTGTTAATTGTAGTATCTACTATTGATCCGTTCATAAATATATTAGGCCCTTGTCCAGGGATTGCTGTATTAGCGTCTAATGTAAAATATTTCCACGTAGTACCAGAGTCTTTGAATTTTACAAGCACATTTTCTCCAACATCTTCTCCTCGACTTCCAGTAAAATATTCTAATTCTGCAGTTCCATTTGTTGTAAATGCTCCAATACTGTTACTTCCAAAAGGACCCTCGTTTTCATTATATGTATAAAGAGGAACAGCGGCAAATTCTCCAGGAGAAAGAGTGATTACGCCTCCACCAGTTACAATACCAATTATATTTTGCTTTGGGTTTGTTGCAGTTGATTTAACATAAAGGAATGAACCTCTAGATCTACCACCGCCTAATGGAATTTCTGTAGGATTAGTATTAACTGTTACCTTGCTCATAACAATATTATCTAGTAGATCGTTGTTATATGAAGTGGTAAATTTAACAGGTGTAGATTGATCGGCTGACTCTACACTTAAAGTCGTTTTAAATATTGACATACTTTAACTTTTTTTTTATTTAAAGTATATATCCATTTAAAACGACCTTCTTTTCTTTATAGGTCTAAACTATTAGGGTAATATAAGAGGGTCGGATTACGTTTTTGTATGTCCAGGTCGGGATATTTCTCTTTAAACTTTAACACATTGAATTTCTTAGTAATCAAGTGATGTCCATTCTTGGTTGGGATAATAGCCTCGATTTTTGACTCTCCAAATGGTCCGCATTCATGGTCTATGTAGGCCATCATTATAGGACTGGCTTCCATAATATCATCAACATCGATTATCCATCTCTTCTCTCCAGTTTTGATTTGTCCAACTACTGAGTCGAATAGACCCTTTTGGTTATGTTGACCATTTTGGATACGTTGAGCCAAGTCGACCATCATATTTAGACTTACGTCGAATTGGTTTTGTTTTTGAACGTGGATGTAGGCTCTGGCTTTAAACATTTCACAAAGTTGAATAACCTCATCCCATCGTCTCTCCAAGTGGTCGATGCTCTCGATACAATAGGTCTTAATAGTCCGCACCGATTGGTGATTATCTCGTTCATCTGCTGGCTGGTCCTTTTTACGTTTAAAAACATAGAGCATATAAAAGTCTCCTTTGTTTTCAAAGTTTAAAAGTGGTTTGATTATTTCTAAGTTGTTTATCATTTTAGTATGCAATTTTGTCCTTTGGAACTTCAAGTCCGTTCAGGGCGTTTAATAAGATTTGAGTTCCTTCCTCTACATCAGGTTTAACACTTCCAGTACATCTCTTAGAGAATAGTTCGTCAGAAATATTAGTTCTTCCGGTAGAAGTAGCACTTACGGCCTTCATATACCATGGATTTCTACTAGGTCTCATTGTTAAAATGGCGTACCATTTATTATCACTGCATTGTACTAATACTCCTTCAACACTTGTTGTGGATTTTAAGGGCTTTGTTTTAACTACGGTAATTTCTACTTTTTCAGACATATTGTTTGTTTTAATTATAATGTAAATATAAACAAAAAACCCCAGACCGTAAAATCTGGAGTGTTAATGTTTTGTTAATTTATGAATGTTACTTCATTAGTAACCGGGTCCCAATCGAATGTTACTGGTTTGTTCGTGTACTTATACTCTTCATTCAAGATTGAAGCATTAAAGAAATGAGTTCCATTCAAGAACTTATAACCATAACTACCGTGAATATGCCCAAAAACATGTATCTTTGGTTTAACTACATCTACTCGTTCTCTCAATAAGGCGCATCCTAAGAGTGGCTCATTATATGGAGGTCCACTAATATCCAAAATCTCTTGAGGTGGTCCGTGAGTGATTAATATATCAGTGTCTTCCGGAATGGCTTCCCATTTGCTCATTAATCCTGGTCCGCCTTTCGGTAGGTTAAAAGCCCAGTCATAGAACCATGGCTGCCATGGAGTACCATAAATAACTGTTTGTTGGTCATCCTCGTCCCATAAATCAAGTCTTTCGTCTTGTAAATATGTAATGCCTTTATAAGAACTATAAATCTCTCTTGCATCATCTGGAAAATCCTCAAAGGTTCTATCATGATTTCCGGCAATAAATATCTTTTGGTCATAATGCTCAAGCGAATTATACCAGTGACAAAAATCTTTAATGTCATTTTTATTATAACCAGAGTTCATTAAATCCCCAGCATGAAGTAATAAGTCTCCACCTGGAAGGTCCAATTTAGGGTCTATTAAACCGTGCTTAGTATGTGTGTCGCTAATTAATGTGATTCTCATCTTATTTTTTATTTATTATAATTTGGTCTATAAAGTCTCCAGGTTGCAGTTCAACATTTTGAAGTATTAAAGCTCTTAGCATCTCTTCGGTTATTTCCAAAGTTCTTTCTACATCTTGATTGTCTTCATACTCTTGGTCTGTCCAATCCTCGTTGTCTATAATGTACTCAAGTACAATTTTTACTTTGCTCATTTTTTATATTTTAAGTAGTTTATAAATTCTATTATTGATTTTTATTAAATATAAAGTATTGGGCAGGGATTCAAAAAAAATAGTTTCTTCATTTTTTATTCTACTACTTTTAATCAATCTTCCAGTTAAATCATAGACTTCATAGTCTATAGACTCATCAATTCTAGAATTCACAATTATATTATTCTTAGTAGGATTTGGATAAATAGTAACTTCGGAAATTAAGTTATTTAGTAAATTTAACTTAGGTTCTTCATCAGAAATTTGTATCCCTTCAGGTGCTACATAAAATATTTGACCAATACTGTATTCATATTGACCAGATGTTAGTATAACCTCTTGTGAGTATGTTGTTAAGTAAAACAGTAAAATTAGATATTTTATCATAATTTTATATATTGTCTTTTAAATCTGGTTTGTTTCTCATTCAGGACTATAATATACTTGGTACCTT